GTTCCTGGAGCGTGCTGTTCGGATTGATATTCAGGACAACTTGTCCCGAGTCATACCGAACGACAGTGTCGGAACCGTCAACTGCAGCCACGACAGGGACAAGAAATCCCATTGTGATTTTGTTGACAGTCCTGGTCCCGTTTGGCTCAGCCAACTCGTGAGAGATGGTTCGATACCCAGCAGGGATAGAGGGACTCCGGTCAGCCCAGATTGCCTTCGCACCAGTCGTAGACTTCGGTGAAAAGGTATGGGCAACCGGCGTGGCGAGACCATCATTAATGGTCAGTGTGGCAATGGCGGGCATGTTATATGCTCCTATTAGGGTCATGGTTGATGGATCAAACATTTCATGGCTTAAAAGCCTGAGCTAGCAAGCTCAGTCCGTTAGCCATATGTCCTAGGCTCCGAGGATCTTTAAATCTCGGAAAGGCAGGTAGCGGTACACCGCTGGAAGCGGTGCGATCTACCTTTAGAAGCCTCTTAGTCCCAAGCCAGTTATTATGGATGAAGCTGTTGTAGTCCCACTCATACGAGATACCTTCGTCCGTCCACAGCGTGTTGCTGTAGTGCGTACTTGAGTACCAAGCGGAGGAGTAACCTAGCAGCGCATCTAAACTGTCAAGCCAGCTACCTATGGGAAGAACCCAATCGATAACGAAGCTATAAGGGACGACCTCCCAAGCCACTAGAAGTGGATTGGTAAGACCTAGGGCCTTGAACGACATTGTTAGGTCGTTCTCCGGGATGGCATCAAGGCGTACGAATACGCCTCGTTCCCTCTCGGCTACTCCTCGGAAAGCGTCATAATTACCAGTCGGATATGCACTACCCTTTTTGGGGGATGTGTACGTCCAGCTGTCATGGTCGCCCCGATGAGCCTTTGTAGTGACTCTCCAGTCACTTGCGTCACGCTTGCTTAATGCGTCCGCAGATCCGTAAACATCGGATAACAAAGGTTTCCACCCGTACTGTAGCTGTAGCCAATGGTTTGTCCAATTGGACCCCCTCGGCTTCCCAGGATCTGATAAGATCCCAAGAGCTCGTGCTGCATTGCGGAAGTTACCGCGCCGCAGCTCTCGCACACTACGTGCCATACGAGTAGTGACATCGCCAAGCATCCGTGAAGTGGCCTTGCGTTCTGCAAAAGCTACCCCCAAATCCACATGCTTCTGTTTTAGTTTTACTCGAGCAGCCACTAGGGCCGCCTGTTTCAAACTCGCGCTCTCAGCGCTAGCAGTGTCCTCTCCAACGATCGTGTTAAAGTGGTTCAGAGAGTTAAATCTCCCTGATTTCCCCACACAATCACTGTAGATAGACCAGTTGTTACTGGTGACACTCACATGTGAAACACCCGATGCTCGAACGTACTCTCTACGTGTGAAGGAGTACCCCGTTGGGGGTACCCAGCCTTTCGGCTTTCTACGACTTACCCCTGAAGCCTCCTCGTGGCAATACTTGGCATCACTTACCATAACGGTTGTTCCGTTAGGTTCGTTGCTGTCATTAAGCAGTTTGTAACTGCCTAGTAGTTCCACGGTAAAGGGGGGTCGGGCCATGTAGAATCTCCTTGAGACGTATTGAGTAACTGCCTTTTTCTCCATTTTAGTGGAGAGAAGCCTAACCAGGAAACACGACCGACGCTTCTGCATTTTTACCATTCAAGGTAACGCATGAAGCGCCGACGTGGGAACCTTAAGGCTTCGGACCTGTCTAAAGGTCTACGGAAAGTAGGACTTGAGCATAAAGCTCAAGACCCCGGCTGACGAGCCGGTGATTACCCAACATACCCCAAAAGGGGATATGAGGGGAGCACACGACGGTGTGCT